CTGCGAAGCGTCATAGAACGGGTCACCGTCCACCAGCCACCCGGACCCGCACAACTCGGTCATGCTCGTCCAGTCCGTCACAATCACCGGCGTGCCGCACGCCTGCGACTCGATGATCGGCACGCCAAACCCCTCCCCGTAGGACGGGTGGGCGAGCACGTCGAACGCCGAATAGATCCGGGACAGCAGCTCGGGTTCCACGCCGAACTCCATCGCCATCGGCGACGTGTGCTTGATCTTCCCGGTCGGGATCCGGCACGCTTCGGCGAGCGCGCCCAGGTTCACGCCGTCATACACCCCGGAGAGCTCCGTGTGGAGGTACAGGACCGCGTCCGGGTGCGTTTTCAGCAGCGCCGCGAACGCCAGGAACACCTGCGGGAACGCCTTGCGCGGCGGGGCGGTGCCCTTGTTCGCCGCGACCATTCCGACCACGAAAGCGTCCGGGTCGATCCCCATCCGCTTCCGCGTCTCCTCACGGTCGCTGTCGCGCGGCTGGTAGACGTCCGTGTCCACGCCGTGGGGGACGTAGAGCGGGTCCAGTCCGTCCTTACGCAGCATCTGCGCCCCGAACTGAGACATGGCGATCGGCCGCGCCCCGGTGCGCTCGAAGTACGCGCGCACCTTCGGCGGGGTCGGCGCGTGATCGACGGGCGTCCACGACGCCACGCCGGCCTGCTTGAAACTGTCGCCCGTGAACGGCCACACGTCCGCGAGCGTGATAACCAGGGTCGGCTCACCGTCCCCGAAGTGCCCCGCGACCGCGGACAGGGTGCGGTTCCCCCAGTTGTCGTCTGACGGGTAGACGGTCATGCCGTCCCAGTCGAGACGGTCGCCGCCCAGGCCCCAGGTCGCGCTCAGGGCCACGTCGTGGCCGAGGTCGCGGATGCGGGGGGCGAAGAGTGCGGTCTGCTGCCCGTAGCCGGTCGGCGCCCACGGGACGTTCGAGTGCCACAGGATCTTCACGGCTTCACCTCGCCGTAGTGGCGGTGGACGTCGCCGAATGCGGTGATCTCGACGTGGCGCGGGATCATGTGCAGGGTCACCTGCGCGACCTCACCGATCTCCGCGTGGATGTCGACCCCGCGGCAAAGATGGCTTACGTCAACGTCGTCGATGAACACCTTGGAGTCTCGGACGGGACGATCAAGTTCGATCCGGACACGCTTAGGAAGCGGAGTCATGCTGCGGCCTCGTCGTCGCGGACCACGAACCCGGAAGCCGTATTGCCGCGCGGCTCCGACGACTGCACCAGCCACATCGGCTCGCCGCCGTCGTCGCCCTCCAGGATCTGCTGGACTTTGCCGCCGCCGCGTTCAATGCGACGGATCAGCAGGGAGAGCGCCACAAGCGGGCTGTCTCCCTTCACGGCCCGGTGAAGGGGCATGCATGAACTCCTTGTCGGAGGAAGGAACCGGCGGGACGCCCCAGAGGGACGTCCCGCCGACGGGACTGCCTGTCTACGCCGTGCCGCCCTTGATGACGCCGATCGAGCCCGTCGTGTCGAGCAGGTCGGAGTCGGTGCGGAGGATCGCCCGATACGTGACCAGATCGTTCGCGAACGCGAAGTCGTCCGACCGCTCGAAGCGGACCGAACCCACGTCGCGGATCTTGAACGTGCTGAAGTCGCCGAACGCGATGCACGTGCTGGCCGCCGCGGTGCCCGCGGCCGGCATGTTCGGGTCCGTCCGGATCGGGGAGCCCAGGAGCAGGTCCGGGGCGCCCGCCTGAAGGGACGGCTGCCAGAGGTACTGGCCGTCCGAGTCCTTCAGCTTGCGGACCGAGCCGACCGTGGCGCGCTTCATCAGCCACTCGCCGTTCATGGCGTACGGCTCCGTGACCGTGTAGAACAGGTCGATGATGCCGTCCGCGGTCAGGCCGTCCCCGACGTGGGTGCCGCCGAACACGCGGCGGATCGTGCCCGCCGCCGCGATCACGCCGTGCGGCTTCGACGAGCCGTCACCCGTGACCATGTGCGCGCCGGCGCCGTTGCCCAGCGCCGCGCCGAACGCGCGAGCCAGGTAGCCCAGGATGTCCACGCCCGTGTCCTGAAGGAGCTCGGACGACAGCTGCACGAGGCTCGTGTACTTGTACGCGAGCAGGGTGCCCTGGACGAACGTCGGATCGTTGTCGACGATGACCGCCGCCTCCGACGTGATCGTGCCCGAAGCCGGGTGCGTCAGCGTCTTGGGCAGCACCAGCGCCTCACCGGACGCGGTCGTGATGACCTCCGCGCGGGTCTGACGGATGCCGGAGTTCTCGATCAGGTGCTCGTACAGCGAGCGCCGGAACGAGGTCGGGACAGTGTTGCCGCCAGCGGACGCCGTGCCCACCGTCAGGTCACGGACGCTCCAGGCACCGGCAGCGCCGCCCTCGCGGACGAACTGCATCCCCGAGACGGGGACCTCGAAGCCGCGCGGGCCGTCCTCGGACCGGATCCACGAGACGAACTTGTCATCCAGGGACTCGGTGCGCTCCGGCTGACGGTCCAGCGTCGGGCGGATGAACTGCTCCGCGCGGGCGCGGGCCGCCTCCGCGGCGTCCTCCCGCTCCAGCCGGCCGATCGTCTGCTCGATCCGCTCGTCCAGGTCGACCAGATCGGCCTCGACACGCTCGTACGTCTGCTTGTCCTCCGCGTCCAGTGACGTGAAGTCACCGGAGCGGTCCAGGATCGCCTTGCCCTGCTCCCAGGCACGGGCGCGATCCTCCAGAAGCTGCTTCAGCTGCTCGCGCATGCTGTCGCCTCCTTCTCACTGAGGGGTTGGTATCAGCGGGTGGAGTGGGTCGCGCCCGGCTCCGGCCACCGGCGGCCCATGTGGGCGTGCCGGAGGCGTGCGGCCTCCCAGAAGGCGCGAGTGGCGTCATCCGCCGGCTCGTCAACCTCGGGGGCCACGGGGGTGTCCTCGATCATGCCGGTCAGCAGCGCGCGCAGCCGGTCGGGCTGCTCGCGCGCCAGGCGATCAAGGAGAAAGTCGTCAGTCAGGGACCGGATCCCGGCCGTCGCGCCCTCATAGGCGGGGAACGTGACCGGGCCGAACTCGCGCAGCATGATCTCGGTCACCGTCACCTCCGCGATGCCGTCCGGGTTGCGCTCGGACCGCTCCGGCTGCTCGTTCACCTGCTGCTTGACGGGCCGGAACCCGAAGCTGGCGCCGTACTGGCCGGAACGGAGGCCGTCCGCGATCAGCGGCGGCAGCCCGTCGAACAGGCGCGCCTCGTAATAGGCGCCGTCCGCGTCCTCCCGGAGCTCGCGGACCTCCGCGATCGGCTTGTTCCCGACCTCCGGGTCCTGGCCGTGCTGGAACAGGATCCGCGGGGTCCGCTCCGCGAACGTCTTTTTGAACGCGCCGGGCGCGAGCCGCTCCATGAACCGCTGACCGAACTCGTAAATCTCGGTCCACTCGTCGAAGCGTGCGAAGTGCCCGAACAGGGTCACCTCGCCATTGTCAGCCGCGCGGACCTGAAAGGCCGGCGCCGACCGGAACAGATCCGTCATGGCGTCTCATCCTCTGATTCGGGTGGGGTCGTGGGGGAAGGTGCCGCGGGTGCGTGGTACGGCTCGTCCACCGGCCGCAACGCGCCCTGCACGTAATAGGTCTGTCCGTGGCCGTCCGGAAGCGGGGGACGGTCCTCAAGGGCGTTGACGTCGTCCGCGTTCATCCAGCCGTTCTGGATCGCGACGCTGTACGCCTCCATGCGGGTTTTCGCGTCGCCGCGCATCAGCCCGTTCACGTTGAACTTCGTGAACGCCCGCTCCTGCCGGCCCATGTCCAGCAGCCGGCGCGTATAAGCCTGCTCCAGGCGTTCGAGCCACGGGGTCAGCGTGTACGTGACGAAACCGATGCCCTGCTGCTCAATCCCGGTGCCCCAGGACGTGCTCTTTTCGACGTCGCCGATCATGTGCGGCGGCACCCGGAAGAACCGGGCGATGTCCGACACGGTGAACTGGCGGGTCTCCAGGAACTGGGCCTGCTCCGGCGAAACGGTGGACGGCGCCCACTTCGCGCCGTTCGTCAACACCGCCGGCAGGTGCGCCTTACGCAGCCCGCCGTTCATCCGCGCGAAATCGTGCTTGAGCTGCTTCGCGTCCGCGGGCTCGA